GGAGAACATATACGCCATTCCGTTTTTACGCGCGATCTCGGTCAGTATGCCCTGCAGCGTATAATTCTCCCACGATCTGCTCTTCTCGGTCTGCCGGATGGTGCTGTCGTAGGGCAGCGCCGTGCCCTTGATCGTGATTCTGGACGGTGGACCGGAGGCCTGTACGGCGTCCAGCTCGAACTGCCCGCACTCCAGCGCCTCGTCCTTCCCGTCGCCGTTCCAGTTCTGCCGCAGAAACGCCGCCTGGATGCGCATCCCCTTGCAGGCCGTCCCCACGCGCCCGACGTCGGCGGTCGCGCCCACTCTGCGCACCTCGGCTTCGGAAAACCATCCGAGGTACCCCACGCATATCGGGTACGGCGCGCCGCGGTTCAGGTAGGTCACCTTGCCGCTGTAGTTCGTCACGTACGCGCCGGGCGTCCCCTCGCCGTAGCTGGTGTACTGCGGCCGACCGGTCACGGTCACCTCGTCGCCCACGGCGAGCGCCCCGCCGCTCACGTCCGTCCGCTCGATGCACCCGGCGGCAACGTATCCGTCGCCCCCGGACCGGCGCACGCGCGCCCAGTCGCCCTCAAACGACAGCACCGTCACCGGCGTGCCGTAGGAAAGGCTGGCGAGCTTCGCGTAGCCCTCCCCGGGACCGGATCGCACGTAAGCGCCCGCCGCTGCGCTCACCGCGTAATTCGATTCTGCGCTTTTCAGGCCCGCGGCAGCGTACACGGCGGTGTTGAGCCATTCGGTCAGCCAGATCCCGTCGCGGTCCGCAAGCGTGATCTGCAGATCGTCGGTCTCATCTTCCTCGTTGTCGGTGTATACGATGCCGAGCAGGTACGGCCGCATATCTTTCGAGATATCCGTGCCGTCAAAAACCACCCGCGCGTCGGTACGGCGGGCAAGTGATTTATCGCTCATCCCGCCACCTGCTTCCACGGCGGCAGGCTGCCGTCCGGCGGCGTTTCGTCCGCGTCCGGGACCGTCAGCTCGATCCCGCCCGGGAAGATATACGTGCCGATATACGCCGGGTTCTCCCGCATCAGCAGATCCTTCTTCGATTCGCTGCCGAGCGTTTTATACGCGATCCCGTCAAACATATCGCCCTGTACGGTCGTATACTTCATCGGTACGCCCTCCTTTGCCGCTCGCCGATATAGTCCTCCAGCAGACCGGCAAGCTGATCCATCAGCGCGTCGCCCGCTGCCCGGATCCCGCCGTCCGCATCCCCGCCGTTCACGTTGATCGTCAGCTCCAGCTTGACGTCACCGGCGGGCGCATAAGCCTGCCACGCGTCGCTCATAACGCTCTTCGTCTCGCTCGCGGGCAACACCTTCTCGCCGCCCGCAAAATACACGAGCTCCGGGCCTTCCTCGCCCACGAGGTGCACGCCGCGTGTCGCGCTGTCCGTACCTCCGGCATAAGCTTCTCCGCCTACCGCTACGCGCCCGGTGCGGCCCGTCGAAGAACCGCCGTTCGATGCCGTGCCGCCGTTCAGCGCGCTGCGCGCTGCGTTGGCAACGGAAGCGTACGCGGCGTACACCCGCGGCAGGCTGTTCTCCGCGGCCTCGGTGAACGCGTCAATGGTCGCTCTGCCGTTGGCTGCCGCCTCCGCGCTGAGATCCATTTTGGAGACGTCTTCTTCCAGTTCCCTCTGAAGATCAGCCATCTGCGCGCTGAAATCGGTGGTCATCTGCGCAAGGCTGTCCGAAACGCTCTCCTGCTCGTCCTGCACCTTTTTCCAGTTTGCGACCATGATCTTCAGGTCGCCCTCGCTGGCGTGCGCCATGCCCGCGATCGCGGCCACGCTCTCGTTGCTGCCGTCCGCAAAGCTGGCGATCACCTCGCGCAGCCCGTCCACGGTATCTGCCTGCGCCTGCAGCTTCGCAAGGTTGTTCTGATAGTCCTGCCAGTACTGCGACTGGCTTTCGAGCGCCTTGTTGATATCGGAAACGCTCACATCGGCGACCTCTGCCGCCTCGTCCCACAGGGCGAACTGCCCGTGAATGGAGGAGTACGCGGCGTCGTAGGCCTCGGTATAGCTGGCGGTCAGCGCGGCTACCTTCTCGCGTACCGTGTCCATCGTTTCGCTCAGCGCCTGCTCACCGGTTTCCGTTTCGGTCAGGCTGTCATAATATGCCTGAAGCTCAGCTTGTGCGCTGGCGTATGTCTTATTGGCGTTATCTACGGCAGCTGTCAGTTTTTCAACGCGCTCCTGCGCTGCGCTCTCCTCGTCCGTGGCGGCAGTGAACTCTTTCCATTGCGGCGTCAGATACGATAGCAATCTCGAAAGACCTTCCGTGCTGCCGTACAGCTTCTCGTATGCCGTCTGCGCGTCTTTTGCGCGCAGTTTGGCGTCACTGAGATCTTTTCGCGCTCTTCCCAGCTTGCTTTCCGCTTCGTCGACCTCCATAAGAGAGTCCACCATGGCGTCGTAAGCGGCCTTGTTCTTCCTCGCGGCCATCTCAGACTGCACCATGCTCTCAATGGAAGCCATAAAGTCAGGCTGGTTCTGCGCTACCTGTTCAAGGCTCAGATTCAGCTCCGGGAACAGCTCGTTGAGCTCGGCGACGATGGCTTTCATTTCGCCTTCCTCTACGGTCGTGCGGTTCACCTGCGCTGCAAGGTTCTCCAGCCGATGGACCAGTGCCAGCGCGGACACCTCCTGACGGTCGAGCTCCGCAACGCTGTCCCTGTATGCCGTCACGCTTTCGTTGAGGCTGTCGGCAAGAGCCTTCGTCTCTTCGCGATATTCTTCAACCGTCTGTTTTCCGGCTTCATACTCCGCACTCAGACGCTCCATCTGCCATGCCAGCAGCTGGGCTTCCTCGCTGTTTTCACCGTATGCCGCCACGGCGCTCTCGTGCTCCGCGCGCAGGGACTTCAGCTCCTCGTACTGCTCTCTGGAGGCGCTCGTCAGCTCCCGCGCCTGCGCTTCCTCGCTCTTTTCGGCGTTCGTCAGCGCGATCACGCCAACGGTCAGGGCGGCAACGCCGGCGATCAGCCACGTCACGGGGTTGGCGAGCATTGAGGCGTTCAATGCGTTCTGCGCGGCGGTCGCGCCCACGGTGGCGGCAGTTTCGGCGGTCTCTGCCGCCGCCTGCTTCACGGTGCCGGCGGTCTCCAGCGCCCGCAGAGCAACGCCCGCCTTATCCAGCGCGAGCTTCGCCTTTTTCACGGTGGTGTACGCGGTGTAGACGCCCAGCAGCACGCCCGCCTCCGCGGTCAGCGCCATAATGGACTTCACCACAATGGGATTCTTTTCGGCAAACTCCTGTATGCCGGAAATGATATCCGTGGCAACCTTCGCCAGCTTCGTCAGCTCCGGACGGAACTGATCGCCGACGGTCGTCTTCAAGGCGTCCATGGCGCTGTTGAGCAGCGTGACCTGCCCCTTGTAGTTGTCCAGCTTAATTGCCGCCATCTTCTCAGCAGCGCCGGAACAGTTATTTATGCTGTTTGTCAGCTTGTTGTAGTCATCGTCTGTGGCGTTGAGGATCGCCAACAGACCGGCATAGCCCTGCTTGCCTGCAATGGCCATGGCGTTGTTGGTCTTCTCGGCCTCGGTCATCAGGTCGAACTGCTCCCGCAGCGATTCTATCGTCTGCCGGAAGGTCTTCATCGTGCCGTCGGCGTTCAGCGCGGTAAACTCCACCTCGCCTATGGCGTCGCCCGTCAGCGTGACGCCCTCTAACAGCCCCGTAAAGGTGTTAGAAAGCGCGGTACCTGCACGGCTTCCCTTGACGCCTGCGTTCGCCATCAGGCCTGTTGCAACGGCAACGTCCTCGATAGAATAGCCCAATGCGCCCGCTACGGGCGCTGCCTTCTTGAAGGTCTCGCCCATGATCGACACGCTGGTATTGGAACCGGTCGCGGCTGCGGCCAACACGTCCGAGAACCGCGCCGTCTGATCTGCCGCCATACCGAACGCGGTCAGGTTGTCGGTTACGATATCCGATACGGTCGCAAGGTCTTCGCCCGAAGCGGAGGCAAGCTGTATCACGCCGTTCATGCCCGAGAGCATCTGCTGCGCGTTCCAGCCTGCCATGCCCATGTAGGTCATTGCTTCGGCGGCCTGTGTCGCGGTATACTGCGTGGTGGCGCCGATCCGCTTTGCCTCTTCCGACAGCGCCGCAAGCTCCTCCGCGTTCGCGCCGGAAAGCGCCTCCACGGTGCTCATGGTGGCCTCGAATTCAGCCGAGATGTTCACGCATTCCTTATACGCCTCGTACAGCTGCTTCAGGCCCTCCACGATCCCCGCGGCGACCAGAGCGGAGCCTACCGCGTCGAACGCCTCCGCGCCGGTCAGGCCGTATTCCTCGGCCTCCTTCTTCGCGGCTTCGTTCTTTTTGGCAAGCTCCTCCATCTGCGCGCCGAGCCTTTCGCTCTCGTCGCCGAGGTGATCCGTGTCCACGCCCGCCTCGCGCAGGGCGCGGTCCATCTCGTCCAGCTTCGCGGTCTCGTTGGCGAGCTTGCGCGTCGCGTCCTCAATGGCGCGGTCCTTGTCGATCATTTTATTGGCGAGCGCGGAGGAATACTCGCCGGATTCCTCCATCTCGCGCTGAATGTTGTCGTGCTGCTGCTGCAGGTCCCGCAGCCTGCGCGTGGTGTTCTCCACGGCCTGCTGCTGCTTCTGGTAAGCGGAGATATCACCCTGCGCCTTGTTCAGCGCGTTGATCTCCCGCTGCGTCGCGGTGATCTCGGCCTGCGCCTTGCTGAACGACGCGCCGAATTCCTTCCCAACCTGCGCCTGCAGCTTGAACAGCATGCTGTATTCTTTGTTTGCCACGGTCCCACCTCTTTCATCGGCGCTTCAGCTTTTCGAGCTCTTCGTTGTTTGTATCCACCCAGCCGGCAAGCTGCCGCAGCGGCAGCCCCATCCAGTAGCCCACGGGCGTATAGGTGTTGCGCGCAAGGCCGAACGCCAGCGCGCGCAGCCCCTTCGGCGTCGCGTTTATTCCGAGCTCAGCAAAAAATTTCTCGCCGCGGCGCGCACCTTGTTATAGTCTTTCAAAGGAAGCTGCTTGAAGAAGTCCGCGCCCACGGGCTGCACGCAGGCGCGCGCGGCCATGCCCATCAGGTAATCGCCGCTCAGCGCGGGCACAATTACCGTCTTGCCCATCGCCTGCAGCTCCGCTTCGATGTTGTCGCCGTCCGCGCCGGTCAGCTTTTCAAAATCAAAGTCCAGCATCTTGAATTGGGCGCCGTTATATATCTGCCCTTTGCTCAGCTCAATGCGCGTGAGCATGGCGTTGTTTTCATTTTCGGTTTCTGCCATTTTTGATTGCTCCTTTCGTAAAACGGCCCCTCCCGCGTGGGGAGAGGCCGCGAAAATGTTTTGTTCGGCTTATCTGCCGAGGATCTTGTTGTACGCCGCCAGCGCGTTGCCGTTGTCGGCGTCCCAGTTGATGTTGTTGATCGGGTCCACGTGACGCACGAGCTTGCCGCCCATGTACATCTTCACGCTGTGGCAGGCGTAGGTGCCGCTGATCGCCTGCGGGGAAGCGGGCTGCACCTGCCCCAGGCCCACGCTCTTGGGCATCACGGTCAGCACGTACTTCACGCCCTCGGGCGCAATGGCGGCGGCCTTGCGGTCAAGCCCCTGGTGCACGGCGCGCAGCTCGATCTGATGCTGGCGCAGCGTGGAGAGCTGGTAGGCGGCCTCGGTCACGGTCGTCCAGTTGATGGTCACCTCCATCGGGTCCACCTTTGCGGTGGGCAGTTCAATGTCGCCGCCGAGGCCCGCCCCGGAATAGGAGATCACCTTGTGCACGATGTCCGGGAGCTGAACGCTGGCAGCGCCCAGATATTCCTTGCCGTTCTTGAAAATGGCAAAGTCGATAACACCGGTCTTCATGGTTGCGTCACCTCCTTAACCGTTCAGCGCGTCCGTGAACATGGACACGCTGAATTCGGAATACATGTCGATGCGCTGCGCCGGCACGGGCGAAGCCATCTGCAGATCCAGCCGGAACCTGCCCGCAAGCAGATCGGCGGCGGGGTTGTTGTCGTCCACGTATTCGATGCTGCCGCCCAGCAGCGCGCCTTCGGCAATAAGGCCGTCGAGAAAGCTGTTGAAGCTGTTCACGATGGCGTCGATCACCACGCGCGAGAGCGGACGGTCCACGTACCCCCAGAACGCGTTCACGAAAGCGTTGCACAGGTAGTCCTGCATACGCCCGGTCGGGATAAAGCACTTCGCCGTGTCCGTGATCGCGGGCGCGCAGCCGGTATAGTTGCCCCACAGCACGAAACCGCCGAAGTTCAGCGCGGTCACCACGCCGTCGGCCACGCTCAGGGCGTCGGCCTGCTGCACGGTAAGGTAGATATCGGTACCGGCGGCGTTCACAAGGCCCGTGACCGGCACGGCCTTGTTGCTGGGCGATTCATACGGCAGGTCGCCGTTGTCGGCGTCGATCCTGCTCATGGCGCCGCATACCAGCACCGAGAGATCGAACAGCTTATCGCCTACCTTCGCAAGCGGCCAGCACACGATCATGTCCGCATCGTCGTAGCCGTTCGCGTTCTTGTACGCGTATACGTCGTCGTAGGTGTCGGCGGCAGCGGCGGCGGTATCGATATCCACCACAGCCTTCGCCCGGTACAGGCCGTTGATGGAGCGCGCTTTCGCGGTCATCACGGCGGCCACGGCAGGGTTTTTGCTCCAGCCGGGGGCGCAGAACAGGTCGGGCACGATGCCCCACATCGTCTTGCAGAGCTCGGCCTTTTCAAAGGCGGCTTCGATCACGCTTGCGGTGATGCCCGTAAAGTCGGCCTTGTTGAATGCCACGTTCAGCGTGGTCGCGCTGTACGCGGTGCCGGTGGAAAGCAGCTCGATCCGGCATGCGGTATCGGTGTAGATCACGGCGTAATCCGTGCCCTTCGTCAGCGTGGTCTCGCCGTTCTTCACCACAAGGCCGCTGTCGTCGATCGCATCCTCGGTCAGCTCCACGGCGTGGTCGCTCACACTCTTGTCGGCCGCGGCAACGGCGGTCTTGTTCGTCGCGGGATCGTACACGTTCACCACGAAACAGGGCGCCATCGCAAACAGAAGCAGATGCGCGTATGCCGCCTGGCACAGGTTCCACTTCGGGTTGCCGGAATCGTCGCGCCACGCGTCGCTCCAGCCCAGCGCTTTCGCCTCTTCAATGTTGTTCAAAAGGATCGGGCCGCCGTTGAACGCGGCGCCGACCTTGTGGATCGGCAGCGCGCCAACGAACAGCGGCACGCCCACCTTCCCCTTCGTAACGCCTACGAACTGCGTATCGCGCTCGAAGGTGTTGATGCCATGATTCAGGCTCAAGGTTCATTCCTCCTTATTTCACGGCGCGGAACAGCTGCGCAAGCGCGTTCCCGCCTTTTTTGATTTTCTTCCGCGCGTCGGCCACTTCCGTATCGCGCACGATCAGGTCGCAGATCTGCGGATAGCGTTCGGCCGCGGCGGAAAACCGTGCAAGCACGGCGCTTCTGGTACCCGTGTAGATCGAGCCGTTCTGTGCAACGCCCTGCACGGTGGGCCCTACGTACACGAATACCTCCTCCGGCTCCGGGTTCAGCTTCTTAGCCATTGATTCACATTCCTTTCTGTCTCGGGGAGCGTAAACGT